TCTTTCTAGGCATCTCAAATACCTAATTCGTTTTCGGTAAGAACTTTGAATTCATAACCACGATCAGCACACCATTCTTCTGCTGCTTTCCACTTTGCCTGATTTTTGGCATACTCATACGCTTCATAAAGATATTGTTTAGTCTGTCTTTTTGGTTTTTGTGGAGGAGCAGTTTGTCTTTTTGGTTTAATCTCAATCAAATACTTTTTAATTTGTCCTGTTGATTCCTGAACTTTGATATAAAAGTCTGGAAAATATCGGTGAGGTTTGCTATCTACTGGAGACCGATACCATACAAACATTTCCTCTGATCCCCATTCCAAAATCTTTTCATTTATATCACAATAAACCATAAATTTACGTTCCCAAAGAGATCTATAGATGATATTCGTTGGATCTCCTTTGTATTTTTGTGGAAACGATGGTTGGTATTTTCCCTTATATGACATCTAAATACTTTATAATTAAGACTCCATAAGAGATATTTAGATGGCTGGTACGCCTGTATACACCATACTAACTCAAGATCAACGTAAATTATACAGTGATCTTTCCTTGAGTAATGAATATGTAGTTGAATTTGGTCTACCATCAGATCTTATACAATTTTTAGGTAGAGAGGGTTATATAGAATCTGGTGTTAGTTTAGATACGAGAGCATATGGTGTTCTTTGCTCCGATATATCTTTACCAGGATCAACTTTTGCTACATCCGAAGTTAAAGATAATTTCTTAGGAGTTACTCAAGAATTTGCTCACACTAGACTGTATACTGATATTGATGCGACGTTTTACGTTGATAGAAAATATAGAGTATTGGAATTATTTCAAGGTTGGATGGATTTTATATCTGGTGGTTCTGGCGGGAAAGTAGGACAAAATTCACAAGATAAGGGATTTTATAGAAGATTTAGATTTCCTGACGATTATAAAACTTCTGTTCAGATCGCTAAAATGGAAAGAGATTATGGACTTGTTGGTAAAGAATATAAATCAAGAACTTATAATTTAGTTAATGCTTTTCCAAAATCAGTTGCTTCTGTACCTATTTCATATGGTCCAGCTGACATTTTAAAAATCACAGTGACATTTAATTATGATAGATATACAATTATTAGAGAAAATCAAACAGGTAGTTCAAGTTCTGGGTCATCACAACAATCATCTACAGAAACATCCGTAACAAATACAACTAGCGGAAGACCAAGTTCAAACTCCGGAAGAGTAGGAGTATTGAGAGTAAAACAAGCAAAAGGTAATATCACTCCTGCTGAAGAAAGGGAATTAAGAGGACTAACAAATCCATGATAAATAATCACAACTGAATTTCTATAGGTTATTATGCCTTTACCAAAGATCTCTACACCAACATATGAGTTGGACTTGCCCTCTACTGGAAAAAAAGTTAGATACAGACCATTTCTAGTTAGAGAAGAAAAAATTCTGATTATGGCACTAGAATCAGAAGATATGAAGCAAATTTCAGGTGCTATTGTTCAGATTTTGTCAGATTGTCTTCTGACCAAAAATGTAAAAATTTCTGAACTATCTACGTTTGATATTGAGTATTTGTTCCTTAACGTTCGTGCCAAATCGGTTGGTGAAACTGTTGAAGTCAATGTAACTTGTCCTGATGATGGTGAGACTCAAGTTCAGATGGAAATCAATATTGATGATATTAAGGTTCAAAAGGATTCAAATCACAGCAACATTATTAAATTGGATGATTCTCTCTCAATGAAACTTAAGTATCCATCATTGGAACAATTTGTTGAGAATAACTTTGAAATCAATGAAGTAGGTGGTGATGTTGATAAGTCGTTAGCAATGATTACGTCTTGTATTGATGCGGTTTATGATCAAGAAGAGTCGTGGAGTGCCTCTGACTGTACAAAGAAAGAACTTCAAGAATTTATTGAACAGATGAATACTAAACAGTTCAAAGAAATTGAGACTTTCTTTACGACGATGCCTAAACTTTCTCACACAATCAAAGTTAAGAATCCAAAGACTAAGGTTGAAAGTGATGTAGTCCTGGAGGGTCTGGCGAGTTTTTTCACTTGAGTATGGCTCATACTAGTCTTGAGTCATACTATAATGTCAATTTTCAGTTGATGCAACACCATAAATATTCATTAACTGAGCTTGAAAATATGATGCCTTGGGAGCGTGAAGTTTATGTCTCATTACTTCAAACTTATATTGAAGAAGAAAACCTAAAGGCAAAGCAATCTAGTGGCATTTGAAAGTCCCATCTATAAGGCACCATCAATACCGAAGATTAGTAGTAGGAACATTTCATCTTCGGTAATTCGTGGTGCTGAAGCTGTTTCAAGTGCTGCTACTCCAAGACTTAGAAGATCAAGTTTTAGATTTTTACAAAGACCAAAACTACAAGGAACTCAAGGTTCACTTAAACTTGAGACAAATCAACTAGACGCATTACAAGAGACGAATAGAATTCTTGTAGAAATTCAGAATCAACTAGCAATAGATTTTGCTACAAGAATTGCAGAAAGAAAGCAAGCAATTCGTGGTATCAAAAAACAAACTGAGAAAGAAAGAGTAAGTAAAAAAGAAGCATCAATTGAATCAATAAACAAATTTAATCAAGGAGTTGGTAATTTCTTTGATAAGGTCACTGCTCCTGCCAAAAATATATTCCAAAAGTTAATTGACTTCTTTGGAATTATTGTATCTGGTATTGCCATTAACACGGCATTTACTTGGTTATCTGATAAGAATAATCAAAAGAAATTGTCAGAAACTCTTAGTTTTGTAGGAAAATATTGGAAAGAAATAGTTGGGGTCTTGGTTGGACTTCAACTGATTTCTGTGGTTGCCAAATTAATAGCAGCTATACAAGTAGTTTCAGCAGTTTTATTAAATCCTGTTCTGTTAGGAGCATTAGGTGGAATTATTCTTGCCGCCGCCGCAATAGAAGATAGAAAAAGAAGAGACAGAGAAAGAGAAAAACGTCAATTAGAGTATGAAAAGGCAATAACTGGAACAAATTACGAAACAAGTGTGTCTGGAAAACCAGCACAAATCGTACCATATAACCCACAGAAGTATAGAGAAACATCTATTCTTGATTTTATTGGTCGTGGAATGAGTGCGACTTTTTCAAGTGGTGGTACAATACCTAATTTACCTTCATATAACTTTAGAGCGAGTGTAATTAAACAGTATCCAAATATCATTCAAAGATTTTCTAGTGGTGGATCCGTTGGTGGTAAAGGTTCTGGATTGGTTGATAGTGTGAGAGCAATGTTGGATCCTGGTGAAGAAGTTATTCGTTCGTCAGCAGCAAACTTATTCAGACCACTATTGAAAGATATTAATGATAACTCTGGAAGACTTTGGGCATCTTTTAGTCAAGGTGTCCGTGAGATGCTTGATGGTAATAAGACTTTAAAGATTGTTATTATTGACCTTCAACAACAATTGACCAAATTTAAAGATCAACTAGATCAATTTATCAATGATGTTAAGTTTAAAAAAGTTGATGATGCTACTGGTGGAGGTTTTTCTACAACAAATAGAACAAAACAAATACAAGTATCTTCGCTTGATCAAGGTAGTCCAAAAAAACCAACTGACATACTGCGTCCTGTAGTAAAAGAAATTAAAGCACAGAGTATTAGAAAACCAAAGAGAACTCCAAAGGCACCAATTATAATTCCTATGACCGCTCCACCAATAGTTCAAGGTGGTGGAGATGAGTTAGTTCAACCTTCTGGTGGAACGGCAACAGAAGAACCAACGATTGGATCTGTTAATACGATGAATCCTTATATGAGAATAACTTCAAAAATATATGGGATTTTTGTATAACGTATGGAAACACAACAGTTATATCAACTAAAATTAAATTCTACCAATATCAAAAGTTCTTTAATTGGTTACAATAAGCAGTTAAGAAAACTAAGACTTGATGAAAATAAGTTATTGGTTGATAGAGAGAAAAAGTCACAATTATCAGACAAAGAAAAAAAATTAGAAGCACCTGGAAAAGGACTGATTGAAAATATAAAATCTAGAATTGTTGCCGGTCCAATGAGTTTCTTTGATAAAGTCAAAGAATTTTTTGGAATTATTTTAATTGGTATAGCAATTAACAATCTACCTGCGATTGTTAAAAAAGTTACCGAAGTTGGAAAAACATTAATTGATGTTGCTAATTCACTTGTTGGTGTT